AGGATGTCTGCCCACGAATACGAGAAACATGCAGATGAAATTATGGAAGCTATTCGTAGCGGTAAGTTCATCTATGATTTATCTGGTTCTGCTAGATAAAAAAGAGTTGACAAGTAGTTATTTTTAAGTATAACTATAGTCATGTGTAAGGTAAGCAGGTTAGCTACTTGCTTACTATACCAATCCGCAAACGACAAAAATCTTTAAGATTACCTGAATAACATGGCCTACTGAGTATATTAGTTGCAACTCTTATACAAAGTACACCCTACGTTAGACAGCCTCTGCCAAGAATTGTACTGTTTGCATCTGTAACAATCCAAAACAATAGGAGATGGATTATGGCTTTTCCAAGAGCACCGGGTTATAACAACTTGCCGAATGGCAATTTTAGCCCTGTAATTTACTCCAAACAGGTGCAGCTTGCATTCCGCAAGGCCGCTGTTTGTGACGCAATTACGAATAATGACTACTTTGGAGAAATCGCAAACTTTGGTGATTCAGTTAAAATCATTAAAGAACCTGAGATTACTGTCAAAGCATACGAGCGTGGTACAACAATTACCCCGCAAGACCTTGATGATGAGGATTTCACCCTCACCGTTGACAAAGCTAACTACTTTGCTTTTAAAGTTGACGACATTGAGGAAGCACATTCGCACGTTAACTTTGAGTCTCTCTCAAGCAACCGTGCAGCATACCGCCTAGCTGACCAGTTTGACCAAGATGTTCTTGGCTACCTGTCAGGCTATAAGCAGTCTGCAATCAGTGGTCGTGCAGACACAGTAAACGCTACTGTTAATGGTACTAAAGCTGTTGCTACTGCTGGCAATGACGAACTTCTTGCTTCAATGAAGCTGGATGCATCTGACTTCAACGGTGGTGGTGCTGGTAACACAATCATTCTAAAGCCTCGCGCTTCAGAAGCTGTTCCAACAGCCGCTGCTACTGCTAACCCACTTACTGTGGTTGCACGTATGGCTCGTCAACTTGACCTGCAAAACGTGGAGACACAAGGACGTTGGTTGGTTGTTGACCCAGTGTTTGTTGAACTACTAAAAGACGAAGATTCACGTTTGTTTGATTCTGACTTTGGTGGTTCTGGACTTCAGAATGGTTTGATTTTGAATAACCTGCATGGCTTTAAAGTTCATGTTTCTAACAATCTACCACAGGGCGGTACTGGACCTTCAGCGTCTACTACTCAAGCCAATAACTTTGGTATCATTGTTGGTGGTCATTCTTCAGCGGTTGCTACTGCTGACCAAATCAACAAGACTGAGACCTACCGCGACCCGGACAGCTTTGCAGATATCGTCCGTGGTATGCATTTGTATGGCAGAAAGATTCTCCGTCCAGAGGCTCTTATCAATGCCAAGTACTGCTTAGTATAAGGGGGATTGAAAAATGGCACTAGGTGATAACACTCTCCAAGCCGCACGTGGTAATTCACAGCGTGGTCGCAACCCTTACATGGTTCAAACTGTTCTTAACCTTGCAACAGCATTGTCTGACAAAGGTAGCGCACTTGCCGCTGGCGATGTCATTCCAGTAATTGCTGTTAAAAAAGGCATGATGGTTATGAATGCAGGTATTGAAGTCGATACTGCCTCTGACGGTTCTACTCTTACAGTAGACTTAGGCATGATTGCCGCTGAAGATTTTGTCGATGGTTTTGACGGAACTTCTGCAGCAGGTGTTGTAGCACAGAACCCAGCAGCTTATTCTCCACGGATGGCTGTTGCTGATGACAACATTGACTTGAAACTTGTTACACTTTCAGGTGGCGCAGTTACTACTGGTAAGATGCGTATCTGGGCTGTAATCATGGATTGCAATGACGAAGGTGACTTGACTGCTCAAGAAGTAGCACGTGACGTTGCTTAAAGACTAATGTAAGGGGGCAGGGCAACTTGCCCCTTTACTTCTCTGTTCATTTAAGGATTTGTAATGGCATATGATTATTTAGACATCACTAACGAAGTAATTGCTCGTATGAATGAAGTTGTCTTGACTGCTGCTAACTTTACGGCAGCTAGGGGATTTCAAATTCAATGTAAGAACGCAGTAAACGATGCCATTAACTACGTCAATCAAAGAGAATTTGGTTGGCCTTTTACACATGTAACACAAACAGAAACTTTAGTTGCGGGACAAACTAGATACACTGCTCCTACAAATACACAATCAATTGATTATGATACTTTTCGTATTAGCCGTGATAGCACACTAGGTGCTGCTGGCAATACTCTACGCATTATTGACTACAAAGAATATACACAAAAATATATTAATCAAGAAACTACCACTAATGTAGGTAGCGTTCCTAAGTTTATATTTAGAACACCTGATAATAATTATGGATTGTTTCCGTATCCAGATAAAGCATATGAACTAAAGTACGAATACTTTATTAAACCTACTCCACTAGCAGCAGCTACAGATGTTCCGCTTATTCCAGAACAGTTTAGACAGGTTATAGTTGACGGTGCTACTGCGTACTCTTATCAGTATAGAGGTGAAGCACAACAGTATGGTATTAACTTTGCCCGTTTTGAAGACGGGATTAAACAAATGCAGACGCTGCTTTTAAATAGAGCAGACTATGTTCGGTCTACTTATATACCTTATTCTCAAGGGTATGGCATTAACGCAGGATTTTAAGGTGATAAAACATGGCAGATGAAACTGGCCTTAATCCGTTTGTATTCGCGTGTCAGGGTGGGCTGGTTCTTGACCAATCTACTTTTGCTATGCAGCCCGGAATGGCACTTGAACTAACTAACTTTGAGCCGGATATTCAAGGTGGTTATAGACGCATTTCAGGCTACGCTAAATGGAACCCTAATATTGTACCACAAGATGCTAGTGCATCAGAAGCTGTACTTATGTCAGCTTACTTTAAAGGCAATATCATTGCTGCACGTGGCGGCAAAGTACATAAGGGTGGCACTACAGGTAGCTGGACACAGATTGATACAGGTAGAAGCAACGCCGGAGTATATAGTTTCTTTAGGTATACCTTAGGTGGTACAGACTTTATTGTTTGGGCAGACGGTGCTAATCATGCATCTAAGTACGATAACACTACAGTAACTGACATTAACGCTACAGGCGCACCTTCTAATCCTAAGTTTGTTACTGGTTATAAAAATGCTCTCTTCTTTGCTGGTATGTCTAGTACACCACAAGAATTAGTATTTACCGCACCCTACACCGATACAGATTTTAATACAGCTAATGGTGCTGGTAGCATCAATGTAGACAGTGATATAACGGGTTTGTTTCCTTTTCGTGATTCACTATTTATATTTTGTGAAGAACGCATATTTAAGTTAGTTGGAAATACTATTGCTGATTTTCAACTACAGCCTGTAACAAGAGAAATTGGTTGTCTCAACGGTAGAACCATTCAAGAATTTGGTGGAGACATAATCTTTCTTGGGCCTGATGGACTACGTACCGTGGCTGGTACTGCAAACATTGGTGACGTTGAACTTGGTACAATTAGCCGACAGATACAGGAACGCTTTGCTGGCGTATCAGACGTAGATGAATTTAGTTCTGTAGTTATTCCTGATAAAACACAGTACCGTCTTTTCTTTTCTAATTCAAATACTGTACGCTCAAAGACTGCAGGAATTATATGTGTAAGAAAAGACAATAGTTTTGAGTTTGCTGATATCTTAGGCATTCGCCCTAGTAGTACGGACTTTATTACTGTTAGTGGTGAGAGCATTGTTGTACATGGTGAGTTTGATGGTTTTGTATATCGGCAAGAACAAGGCAATGATTTTGATGGCAATAACGTAACAGGTAAGTATCGTTCACCTGATTTGACTATGGGTGATGCTGGAATACGTAAATCATTTCAACGAGTGATTATTAACTACGCCCCTGAAGCAGCCGTTAATGCAGATTTATTTGTTAGGTACGATTACGAAGCACCTAATGTGGCAAGACCAGCAGCTTATCCGTTTGATACATCTACATCAGTAGCTATCTACGGCTCATCATTATACGGTACAGCTACGTATGGTGGACAGTCAAACCCATTAGTAAGACAGCCAATTGAAGGTAGTGGCTTTGCTGTAGCCCTACGAGTAAACGATAGAGGTACTTCAGCCCCCTACTCATTAAAAGGATTTCAGCTAGAGTTCCAAGCTGACGCAAGGAGATAATAAATGGCAGGTTATACTAGACAGTCAAGTTTTGCTGATGGCGATATTATCACCGCAGCAGACAGTAATGACGAGTTTAACCAACTACTAAGTAGTTTTAATAACACAACAGGTCACAAGCACGATGGTACAGCCGCTGAAGGTCCAGTCATTGGTTTGATTGGAGACCCCGGAGTTGCCACGCCTAAAAACAAAGTTGTAGTGGATGATACTAATAATCAAGTAGAATTTAATATTGATGTAGGTGGTACATCTACAGAACAGTTTGTAGTTAAGGATGGTGTACTTGAGCCTACTACAAACAACGACATTGACTTAGGCTCTAGTTCTAAGAAGTTTAAAGACTTAAATATAGCTGGTGCTGCTAACATTGCTGGCACTATGACCCTATCAGGTAACGTAATTGTATCTGGTACTCTTGGTGCTAACTTAATACCTGATGGTGATAACACTCGTGACATTGGTAGTTCCTCTGCAGAATGGAAAGACCTATACATAGATGGCGTGGCATATGTAGACGCTATCAACTTTAACGGTACCGCTATCTCAGCTACAGCAGCAGAGTTGAACATCATGGATGGTGTAACATCTACCACTGCGGAACTTAACATACTGGATGGCGTTACATCAACAGCCGCAGAACTAAACATCCTAGATGGTGTAACCTCTACTACCGCTGAGTTAAACATCCTTGACGGTGTTACAGCTACAACAGCAGAACTTAACCTGACAGATGGTGGCTCTACTGTAGGTACAACAGCCGTAGCTGGTGGTGATGGTATCCTGACTAATGATAATGGCACAATGCGTCAGACATCAGTAGATACATTTGACACCTATCTAGCACAAAGCACAAAAACATTAACAAATAAAACCTTGACAAGTGCTGTCCTAAACGGTACAATAAGTGGAACTTCTATTAAAGATGAAGATAATATGGCATCGGACAGTGCCACTCATCTTGCTACCCAACAATCAATTAAAGCTTACGTAGATGCTGAAGTAGCCGCTATACCAGTAGGTGACATTACTTCTGTAGTTGCTGGTACAGGTATGACAGGTGGTGGTACATCAGGTGATGTTACACTTAACGTCATTGGTGGTACGGGTATTACAGCTAATGCTGGGGATATTGCTGTAGATGCTACAGTGATTACTGCTCAAACTGCAGAATCAACTGTAGATGCTTCTAATGACTTATTGTTAATGTATGATAACTCAGCTACTGCTTTACGTAAGGTTGCAGTATCTGCCATTGTTGCAGCGTCAAGCGGTATTAGTGCAGTTGTAGATGATACTTCACCAGAACTAGGTGGTGACTTAGATGTTTTGGCACAAGACATTGTTTCTAGTTCCAATAGAGATATTGACATTTTGCCTCACGGTACTGGTAAAGTTAATCTTGATGGTAACGGCTCTAGCGGCGGTGTTACTATATCCGATGGTCTTGTAGACATTCGTACAGGTACAGGTTCAGTTTCACAGGTAAAGTTCTATTGTGAAAGCAGCAATGCCCACGCACAAACAATACAGCCGCAGCCACACTCTGCTGGTGTAACTAACACACTTACACTACCTGCAGGTAGCAGCCAAGAACTCGTAGGTACTACAGCTACACAAACACTTACTAACAAGTCTATCGTAGCTAGTCAGCTTACAGGTACAATTGCTAATGCAAGACTAGATGCACAGTTACAAGATGTAGCTGGACTAGCAGTCACAGATGGTGGCTTTATCGTAGGTGATGGTTCTAACTTTGTACTAGAGACTGCCGGAACCGCACGTACCTCACTTGGACTAGGAACAGCAGCGGTTTTGAACACGGGAACATCTGCTGGCAATGCGATTGTTTTAGACGGTTCTGCTAGATTGCCGGGAGTAGATGGGTCACAGTTAACTAACTTACCATCTACAGGTGCAACTGCTGGCTTCGCAGTGGCTATGGCGATTGCGCTTTAGTACTTGACAAATGAATAAAAGTATGGTATAATTATACTTATCTTAATTAGGAGATGAAATGGCACAGGATTTTGAAAGAAACATTGCACGGAATGTTGGTACAAGTGAAGTCGCTTTACGTACTGCTAACTCCGATGATGCTCTTATTGGTATTAATATCGCTAATGTTACAACTACCCAAATCTTAATGGATGTATACATCACTGGTGCAGGTGGCACTGATGATTACTATATCATTAAGGATGCCCCAATTCCAGTAGGTTCAGCCTTACAGGTCTTGGATGGCGGTGCAAAGGTTGTACTACAGTCTGGTGATATACTCAACGTAAAGAGTGATACTGCATCAAGTGCAGATGTTTGGGTTTCTGTAGTTGATACTATTAGTTCATAAGGAATAAAGTATGCCGTATATTGGTCAAAAAGTTCCGGGTTCTTATCAAGCTACTAAAGCTGTACAACGCTTTAATGGTGACGGTTCCGATACTACATTTACACTGACTACCACAGTATCTTCTGTGCAAGACGTACTGGTGTCAGTTGATGGTGTCGTACAGGACACAGCAGCCTATACCATTCCTGATGGAACTACACTCACATTCACTGCTGCCCCTTCCTCTGGTACAGGTAACATCTTTGTAAATTACCTAGCACCTCAAGCTGGTACAATTGCACCACCCGCTGAGAACAAGGGTAACTTCAAGGCTGGTGGTCTATTCCGTACTAACGCACAATCCCTCACAGCAAATACAACCATCCTAGCTACAGAGAACGCCAACGTAACTGGTCCGTTTACTGTGGCTTCTGGTGTTACATTAACCGTTGAAAACGGTGGGACATTGGTGACGCTATGAGCACATTAAAAGCAGATACCGTACAAAGCACAGGCGGCGGGGCAGTTACGCTGACGAAGCAACAAGCACCCAAACTTGTGGTGCGTTACACTACAGTGTCTACAACCGCAACCGTAGGTTCACCGCTAAACGTAGCGAGTTTGACAGATAATGGAACTGGAGACACTAGCATTTCAAACACATCAGCCTTTAGTGATGCCTTATATGCAATCCTTGCGGCGGGTACAGTAAATTACAACTCATCTGGAAACAGCACAGTTGGCCCTTTTAGCACTGGAAGTTGGACAAATAGTTCGTCTAATCAAACAACATCGGTAACTAGGATAGGGCAAAGGTATGTCAGTTCATCATCCGCTGAAAATCTAGATGTTGATATAACAAGCGTTGCGTTAATCGGAGACCTAGCATGAGTGAGATACTTGTAAACAAACTCACTGGCAAGACCACCGCTGGGTCTATCCTTGTAACAGGTGAAGGCAATAGCACAACCACTAACTTACAGCAGGGGCTGGCGAAGCAATGGTCTTATGTAAACGACACAGGGACAAGTGCTATTATTGACTCATTCAACACAACAAGTTGGTTGGACAATGGAACTGGAAATGGGACGGTAAACATTGCCAGCAGTATGGGCAACGCAACATATAATATTAGTGTCAGCACCAATGCAGATAACGGTGGAACAAACAGAACATGCGGCATGTTTACTGGGACTAGCGGTACAACTTCTACCGCTGGTCTATACAGAATATCACGTTGGATTATCACTGCTAATTCGTTGGAAGATGGATACTTCTACTCTAACACTTTCGGAGACCTCGCATAATGGCTGGTAAAATCGTAGCAGACCAAATCGAACACAGCACCGCTGGTTCTCTGGATACAAGTTACGTTGTGAATGGTAGTGCAAAGGCGTGGGTAAATTTTAATGGAACAGGAACTGTAGCTATACGAGATAGTCTCTCAGTGAGTGGTGTAACAGATAACGGAACTGGTGATTACACAGTTACTGTAAGTTCAGCTTTCGGCAACGCCAACTATTGCTGCGGCAGCACTGCACAGCAAAGTGACACTAGCGGTGGCAGAGGTGACTTTTTTCTAGGGCTTCACCAAACAGCCCAAACAACCACAACAAGGCGTGTATCAATTTGCGATTCTGGTGGAACTCCAAACGATGGTCTTATAGGCAATCTGCAAATCTGGGGAGACCTTGCCTAATGACCCAGACACCAAAGTTCAAAGGAACACACTTATTTGACAGACTATGCTGGGCTAAAGAAAACCTAGACGGTGTACAGTCTGACTATCGTGTAGTCTATGAGGACAGCGTAGATGAGTGCGCTAAGATACTTGTACCTGACCCCAACTGGATGGCTTGCGCTTTACAGGGCGGTATCTTACCACCAGTATGGGTATACCATGAATTAGCTAGAGATGAGGCAATGCCTACTTTTACTAAGCATACTCGTGGATATTTACTACATGACACAGAGCCTATGCCAGCCATGACTGAAGAAGAGGCCATAGAATACCTAATTATGAAAGATTGCCCACAAAGTGTATGGCGCAATTGGGATACAGGCAACAAACCTAAACTGGTTATATGCCGTAAAGAACAGTTACCAAGCACTCGTGAGTGGCGCAATGCTTGGAAGATTACTGAAGAACTTAGCGTCACTGATTTAGCAGCCTAAGAGGAGAAACCTAATGGCACAAACATACATCGTAGACAAGGACGGGAATCAGATTGATGCCTCAACAGCAACCGTACCTTCTGACCGTCACTTTCGTGGTGCATGGTCATTGAGTGGCAGCGTTATCACTGAAGACATGGACGCAGCCAAAGTAATCTTCAAGGATAAAATCCGTGAGGTTCGCGCACCACTGCTTGATGCAGAGGATGTCGTGTACATGAAGGCACTAGAAGCTGATGACTCATCTGCAAAGGCAGCGTCAGTAACTAAGAAGGGCAAGTTGCGTGATGCACCAGCCGCTTCTGCAATTGGTAGCGCAGATACTATT